CGCCTCCTCTGCCGCCTTGGCTGCTGCCGCCTCCTCTGCCGCCTTGGCTGCTGCCGCCTCCACTGTTGTCGCCCCCTCTGCTGCCGCCCCCTCTGCTGCCGCCCCCTCTACTGCCGTCTCATCTGCTGCCGTCCCATCTGCTCCCGTCCCATCTGCTGCCGCCTCCTTTGTTGCCACCTCCACCGCCATCGCCCCCTCTGCTGCCGCCTTCGTCTCATGCAATAATATATATGCCATTACAATATGTGATGTATCGCCCAAAAATTTACATAAAGATAATACTAAAATTTGTGTTGCGGAAGCGGCATTCTCATAATATGATTTAATTGCATCTATACAATCAGTTTGATGTCCTTTAATATTTTCTTCTCGTTGTTTCACATTTGGAGTTGCTATACCCGAATTTTTACCTATCTTTATTATTTCTGCTGCTAACGATTTTTGCGTAGGAACCCATTCTGCCGATTTTCCCGTAGATTTTTCTGAATTATGTTTTAAACATAACTTAAAATTTTCAGTATTAAAACTAAATTCAAATTTTTTTAATATTTGAATTGCCTTAGTTAAATCATATTCATCTTTTAATATACTTTCATCTTTAAATAATAATATTTCTACTATTTCTATAAGTTTTTTCCAAAAACAGTTTACCAAATTGTTATATAGTACCTTTTTCGTTCCATCATCATACATGTGAAGATTTTCTTTTAAATTAATCCCAATCCCTTCTTGAATTCTGGCAGGGGTTTTTTTTTTAAAATAAGAAAATAACAATTTATCGCAATTAAATATATTAGTGTATGTGCGTGTTTGTGAAAAGTCTTTATAATCAGTTAATTTTATATTAACGGTTTTAGCGTTTTGATTTGCTGTACAATCAAGCAAATTATTTATTCCTGGTATTTGGTAATTACCACTAAAAACATCTACAACAAAAAGTTCTGACTTCATTTTTTGTTCTATTTGTAGTGAATCATTTTTATCTAAATCTGCATATACAAATTCTGTAAATGATAAATCTTTAATTGTTATATCATCTTTTTTACTATACTCAAGTAATTTATCCTCAAAAACAGTTGTGTTTCTTGGGGTTACTTTTTTTAAAACATTTATGTCATCATGAAAAGTATCTGCTAATACTTGATAAGATGGGACCGGAATATAAACTGTATTATATTTGTTTAAAAATGATTTTGTAAAATCTTCCGAATCTAGATATCTAGTTGTCATTTAAAACTATACTATATTTTTATATTATATTTGTTAAATAAACCAATATTTAATTATAATAAATTAAAATCCAATCTTCAAAAAACTTTTCAAAATAAAAAAAATAAAAATATAAAAAGAATAAAAAATTATAACAAATCTCTCAAAAAAACAAAAAAAAATAAAAAATATATTTATAATATTTCTATAAAAAGAAAGTAATATGGAATTAACCACCCAAAATATTTCATATAAAATATAAAAAATTAATTTATATGAATTATTTATCAATTAAATTTTTAACATGAGAATGATTACAAATTTTCTTTATAATTTTGTCATCAACTGTTGAAATATCTTTACCTAAAACAGAAAGAACTTTTGCAAAATATTCTTGTTTTGTATCATCATCTTGAAAATCTGGATTTTCATCAGTCCATTTTTTAATACTAGAAAATTGTTTCTTTGAAACATCTTTTATAGCTTTTTTCAATATAACTTTATCATTATCTTTTTCCCAATTATCATTTTCTTTAATATATAATGTCTCTCGTTTTATATCAGTACAATGTAATGGTCTCTCATATAAACTTAATTTATTCATATTTGTTATAATTGCATTCGTTATACCTTCTGTTAACCCTTTATTTGTAGTATAATCTAAATGATTTAAATCCAATTCAATATTTTTAACAAAATCATCTATATTTAAAGCATCCTTACATTGCTCATTTAAAAATATATTGATATTCAATTTTTGATTAACATTATTAACATTGTTAACAGTATTATTACCAACTCTAGGAATTAGTTCACCTATTTGCATTTGTTGATGAACTAAAATATTCTTAAAATCTTTATTTTCCTGCATCAATTTAAAAAACATCGTCTTATAATCTGGTTCTTCTAAATTATTTATAAAGTCATCTTTCATACTAATTTGTAAATTTTGGGAAGCATCAATTATATATACACATGTCTTTTTATGTTTACACAGGCCACTTTGAAACTTGTATTTCCTTCCACATTCACACGAAAATGATGATGCGTTTTTTCTCGTTTTTTCTGTTATCCATTTGTTATCCAAATTATCCAACCCATAAATATGTTTTTGGGTTTTACAGTGCCTATCATAATCCGTCTTATTTTTCGAAGTGAAATTACAACGTTCGCAAAAATGCGTTTTTTTAAGTTTTTTCTCGCATTTTTTATCCATTTTTTATCTTATATGGATAATAAAAAAAACGTTTAAATTCTTTTAAAAAAATGTATGGTAACAACTATTTTTCAACATTTTTTCATTTTTTAAACGATATAGATAAGAAATAGGAAAAATAATGAAAATTTCATTAAAAAACCAAAGTATTTTACGAAAACAAAAAATGGACATTTTTAAAATGTCCAATTCCAAAAATTTTTATAAATCTTTTTTCAAAAAAATATGTTACCATAACTTTTTTTTTAGGTTTTTCAAAAATATAATTTAAACCTTTATGCTCTAAAAACATTATTTAATGAATTTAAGGTAACAATTTTTATTAAATAAATTAAAAAGTAGAAAATCATATTGTATTTAATTATTAAAATCTTTTAAAAGTGTTTAAAAAAGAAAAAAATAAATGAAAAATATAAAATAATACTTTATTTTATATAAATAAATGGTGGTAAGAAATTTACAACTTAATCGAAAAGATAAAAATTATCGTTTTTATATAAATGAAATACATGCTGGTAAAACAGATGACCTTGAACTTGTAACAAATAATAATGTATCTGAAAATAATATAATTTTAACATCATCAAAAGAATTATCATTAAAAAATTTAGATGTTTCAAATGAAATAGTAATTCACAATAATTTAGTTTTAACAAGTGATTTAGTTACAAATGATTCAAGTTTAGTAAAAATACCGTTTACATCTAATAATTTTTCATTTAAAACAAATAATGAATTATATTCTATTTTAAATTCAAATGCTGATGTATATGATACAAGTGGACAAGGTTATAAAATAAGTTTTACTCCACATAGTAATAAATCTAAAATATTATTGGACTTTAATTTAAATATTAAAGTTTCCGAAATAGTTAATCAAAAATTAACTATTTTAGTGTTTAGAGATAATACTCAAATTATTTCATCTGCTATTGATCAAGAAAAAATAATACATAATAATGAGATTGGAACAACAATTATGTCTGATTTAATAACTAAATTTAATTTAACTTATTTAGATACTCCTGAAACAAATGAAGAAATAACATATTATATTAAATATGTTATAAATGAACATGGTACATCAAGTGATTTATCAGGTATAGGTATATTAGGTTATGACATGTGTTATAATAATTTTATGATGGTTAAAGAATTATTTATAACTCCAACAGATTATGAATTAATTACAAATTTTAATGGCGGAGTATTCGTAAGTTTTAATCATAATTTAGATATATCATTTAATACATTAGATGTATGTAATAATTTAATAACAGAACAAATAACATTTAAACAAGAACAAAATATAGATAACTTTCAAATAACTAATGCTACATTATTAAATAGTAATGATATTAGTAATAATATTGAAATTTCAAGTAATATTATACCAGTTAATTCTTCATTCAATATAGGTAACCCTTCATTTACTTTTAATACATTATATTGTGCTTCTAATTCAGTATATCAAGTAGATTATTCTGGAAATGTAGCAGTAATTGGTCAAATGACTGATGAAAATGGTAAATCAACACTTCAATTTGGTAAAATTGATGCAACATATATACCAGCCGAATTTTATGGAACTGGACGTCCATTTGGAAGTAATAATGGAAATATAAATAGAAAATTAGTAAAAGACGGTGGTAAAATAAAAACAATAGGAGGTGAAATTCCTGATATAACAACTGTTTTTGCAGAACTTGATCCAACTTTAATAAATAACATTTTTGATATAAATAATGTTAATAAATTAACATATACAAATTGGGTACAATTAAAAAATGCTTGGAATGAATTAGCAGATATTGATGGTGATAAAGAAAAAATACCCGATAATTTATTTAATTTTAATAGAAATGATGATACAGTATTAAAAAAATTACTTCCAGAAAAAGAATCAAATTTAGATATAAGTATAAATACATTAGAAATATCTGGAAATTTAATAATTAATAATTCAAATATTAGTAATTTTAAATTTTTATCTATTCATGATAGAATTGATTTTAGTGATATTAATATTAAAAGATTAGATGTATCAAATAATATAGATATAAGTGATTTAGATATAACAAATTTAACTTTTAAATCTAATACAAATAATACTTTTAATAATTTAATCTTACAAAATCATGCGGATATATCTTCTATTGATATTTCGAATACAATATCTACAAATATAATTGTAGATACATCTTATTTAGTAAATGATAATAATGCTATATTTCATAATTTAACAGTAGATTCAATAGATATAAGTAAAACATTAGTAATTATAAACGATTTATCAAGTAATAAAATAATTATAAGTAATGGTGATATATCAATAAATGGAACAAATTTTTATTCAAAAGATATTGATGTTTCATTAATAAGTAATATTAATAAAATAACATCAACTACAACAAATATTGATAATTTATTTATAGATAATGATGTTTCAATAAATAATAAATTAGATATTTCAAATTTAAATATTTTAAATCAAGTAAAAATAAATTCAACAACAAATAGTGCGTTAAACGCGTTAAATGTATCTAATAATTTAAATACAAGTAATATTAAATTTACAGATATTTCAGGATATATTTATGGTTCATCTGATTTTATAATCGACCCATTTAATTATGGTAAAACAGCAAATGAACCAGGAAATGTTACAATAAATGGTAATTTAACTGTAAATGGTGATTATACTATTATAAATACTAATAATGTTATTTATAAAGATAATGATTTAATAGTTTTAAATTCAACGGGTAATTTGGATAATATGGGTTTAACAATAGGTGCTGCTGGTGCAAATCAAATAAGTATTTTATATAAGGATAATAATAATTCTTGGAATTTTAATAAAAAAATTAAAGTTGTAAATGATTTATCAAGTAATTCTATAAATGTTGAAAAATTAAATATTTCAAATGGTAGTTTTGTAGGTGATGTAAATAACTATGTAAAAACATTTAATAATTCTTGGAATACAAGTCAAATAGAAGAAGATTCAAGTTATATATATTATAATGATTTATCTGGTATAAATATTTTCTATAATGATTTAAGTAAAACAGATTTATTAAATAGTTCTTTAATAAAATTAGAGTTAAATAAAACTCAGGATTCTAGTTTAGTATTTACATATTATGGTATAAGTAAAGAAACAATTTTAACTTTTATAGACAGTTCAGGTTCTAATATAAATATTGATAAAAGTACCGGTGTAATAAGTATTTCAAATGTATTAGAAGGTTCATTTAATAAATTAACATTAGGTTCAGCCGGATTTTCAGGAGAAATATTTAATTTTGATTTAGATAGTGAACCAAATAATTTAACAAATTTAAATAATTATGTTTTAGAAAAAGATGTTATTAAATATGTGGAAAATTTAAATGAAAAAGAAAATAATTCAAGTGGAGAAAATAATTCAAGTGGAGGAAATAGTTCAACAAGTTCAAATGAAAATTATTTATCACATAATACATTTAATAATATAGAAAAAATCAATTATTCATTATATCAAAATACAATAATTAAAGAAAAAAATATAAATGATTTCTTTTCAACTAGAACATTATATAGTGATAATATTTATACATTTGGAGAAGTTAAAGATAAAGTATATTTAGCTTTAACAAATACAGGTATATATAAATCAAATAATTTAGAAAATTGGAAAAATATATCAATTGATATTTCTTCTATAAATTGTGGTGCTTTTAATGGAACATTATGGGTAGTTGGTGGTGAAACAGGTACAAATTATAGTTGTTCTTTATATTATTCATTTAATGGTGAAGTATGGTATAAAGTAAAATATTCTAAAGATATGATATATTGTGTTAATGATTTATATTATGATTCTGAAAAATTTATAGCAGTGGGTAAATCATATAATAATAAAGCTATATTATTAACATCTAAAAACGGTATAGATTGGGAATATAAATTAGATAATACAATTAATTATAATATAAGCAGTTTAGCAAATACAACTATAACAAATAATGTAGATGATTTTGGAAATCAAGTAAAAATAACGAAAGATAGTAAATATATAATTATTAGTGATATATCAGAAAATAGAGAAAATACTCAAGTATATATTTATAAGATAAATTCAGATTATACAAGTAATTATTATAGTAATGATATTTCATATTCATATATTCAAACTATAACTTGTGATAATAAATCAAGTACATATGAATATGCTTCTGATATATTATGTGGATATAATGATGAAACAAATACAAATATTTTATTAATTAAATCTATACCGCCATCAGGTGATAAATCAAATTTTTCAATATTTGAAAATAATTATTATGATAATAGTTTTACATTTATTCAAACAATAACTGATATATCATTTGCTCAAAATAATAGAGATAATAGTGGAATACAATTATCCGAAAATGGAAAATATATATTAGGATTTGATACAACTTCAAATTCAATTGAAGCATATAGATTAAACAAAAACATAAATGATAATTCATATACATTTATAAAGGCAACAACAACCGGGACAATTGAATCGAAATTAGATCCAACAAGTTTAATTCATATACAAAATTTAAAAATAGCAAATAACGGAAGAATATTTTTATCAGATGTTAATAATAGTGATAGTACCAGCGGTAAAATACTTATATATGATTTAATAGATGATGGTTTAGATGTAGGTAATATTTATAATTATAAATATGATATAGGTTATCAACATCCAGAACCAATTAATATTGAAACTGTTCCATTTTATGCTAGTAGTTTAGCTATTACACCAGACGGAAAATATTTTGCATATAATTATGATACTTCAAGTGTTAAACTCTATAAAGAGAAAGATGGTTCAAATAATGATTGGTTTGAATTAGGTTCAATTACCGGGTTATCTATAAATCAAAATAGTAAATTAGAAATTTGGCAAGAACAAAACAATAAAGATAATATTAGAATAATAATTAATAATGATATATCGGTTAACATAGTAAACTTAGATAATAGTTTAAATTTATTTTCAATAGATAATTCGGGTACAGAATTTTCTTCAAGTTATGATAGATTACTAATAGGAAATAAAAATGATAAAAATGTTTATGTATATAATTTAAATAAAGATGTTTCAAATGAAACTAATATAAGCAGTATAAATAGTATAGGATATGATGGTAATGTATATAAATTAGCAACCGATAATGGAATATATGATACTTATGATTTAAAAACGTTAAGTCAAAATATAACAAATAAAACAAATAATATAAGTTATGATGGAGAAAAGTGGCTTTCATTATTAAAACGAAATATTGTAACAAACACTCCTTCAAGTATTTTACAATTATCATATAATACAAATTATTTAACAAATAATGATACATCATATAACTTAACTCTTCCATCGTCGGTATCAAACATTTTATCTATAGCGAATAATAGAGAAAATTATGTAGTAAGTTGTGATGATGCTTCAAATAATATATTATATTATTCTAATGATTTAATTAAATGGAATACAGTAGAAGATATAAGTAATATATTAGGTTCAACGTGTAAAAAAGTTGTATATAATGGAACACAATTTATAGCATCAGGTTCAAAAGGTGTAGCATATTCAAATGATGGCATAGAATGGTTTAATGGAAATGATATATCAAATATATTGGTAAATAGTGTAATATCAAATAATGTATATGAGAATCAAATAAAACAAAGTCGTAATTTAATTATAGTGGCGGGTGATGTATCAAATAATGAAGCCAGTTTAGCATATTCACATGAAGGATTTTATTGGTTATCAATAAGTGGTAGTGCTGATATATTCAATTATAGAGCGAATGCTGTTAAATGTAATGGTGATAAATGGGTAGCAGTTGGTGTATCAAATAATACAATAGCATTTTCAGAAGATGGATACAAATGGCATGGATTAGGTAAATATTATTTAAATATTGAAGGAATATGTATTGAATCGGGATATGATGAAAATGATAATAAATTATGGGTAGCAGGTGGTGAGGGAACATATAATTTAGTATATTCTTATGATGGAATAAGTTGGAAAGATGCAAGTTTTAATAATGATATAAATATGAGTAAAATAAATAGTATAAAATATGATGGTTCAATATGGTGTGCTGGAGGAGAAAGCGATACTTCATTAAGTTTATTATATTCTGTAAATGGAAAAGAATGGACTAAATCTACAACTTCACAAAATGAAATGGAAATGCGAATAGTAAAAAGCATAGAATCAGATGGTTATATGTGGATAGCTGTAGGTTCAAGAAAAAAAGTAGAAAATTATGATTATATACATGCTTATTCGAGTGATGGAAAAGATTGGTGGTTTTTAGAAGAAAATATAAATGATTTATGTGATAATAAAATAACAAAAATAAAATATGTAAATAATAGTTGGATAGTTACAACAAGTAATACAACAGATGTTTCTGGTTTATATTATTCTTTTGATGGATTTAATTGGTTAAAAGGAAGAAATCTTTCATTAAATTCGGGATTAACAGACATAGAATATTGTGGAGATATTTATGTAGAAACATGTTCAAATACAAACGCTGATACATCAAATTCATCTATATTAATAGATACAACATTTGAACCATATGCGAATGTAAGTATAAACAGAAATAGTATATATCCAACATATATGGTAACAGATATATCAGCAATAGGGAAAATACCGAGCGGGGGTAGTATTGTAATTGTAAAAAATCCTTATTTTACATCAGACAATACTATAATAACAGATAATAACTGGACAACCCAAGGATTTCAAGTAACAGAGTCATCTAACTTAAATACATTATCTTATGGAGAGGAGGTATTTAAGGATACAAATTTTTATTTTGGATGGATTTCATCTGGATATCACACACACCTCCAGAGCGACCAATGGGTTCAAATACAATATCCGCATGAGGTATACTTACATAGTTACAAGATAACAGTCCGTCCTGATGAATTTTATTTCTTTAAAAGTTGGGTTATGCAAGGTTCAAATGATGGAAATAATTGGACGACTATTGGTGAAACATACAATACCACATTGTCTTCGCCATATGCAAACAAGAGTGAAGAAGTAAATGTTTCAACACAAGAAAAGTATTCAAGAATTCGTTTATTTATACCACAAGATAGCGTGAGCATCAGCAACCCCGAGATTACCTTGCGTTCATTTAAGTTTTTAGAATTATATACAAGTAATGAGATTGTTAAAACACAAAAAACAGAAAATATATTTTCAAAAACAAATGGAATAGGATATAATAATAATCAATCTAAAAAAATAATGAAATCTAGATTATTAGCAACAACAAAAACAGGAATTTATTTAACAAAGAATGGTTTATGTTGGGAACAAGTAGAATCACATACAAGTTCATTAAATTGTATAGGTTATAATAATAAAGATATGTGGGTATATGCTGATAAAAATAAAATTAAATATTCGAATGATGGATGTAAATGGGATTCCATTACAACTAATCGTACAATGGTTAATCCATTAGCAATAGATTACAATGGTTCAAATTGGTTAATAATAGATGGTTCAGATAATTCTATATTAATGTCTAAAGATGGTATAATTTGGAATCCATATGATATAACAGGTGCAGAAAATGAGAAATTAAAAAGTATAACATATAATGGTACTAATTGGTTAATTGGTTCAACAGATGACATTTACTATTTAAATGATAGTAGTTTGACAAATTTAGAAATTAGTCAAACACAAATACCAGATATAAGTTTAGTAAATGATATACATTCTTTTGGATTATTAAATTTAGCAGTAACAAAACAAGGTTTATATCGTTCTAATGATAATTCAGGTAATAATTGGATACAAATTAATAATGATATAAGTTATGAAAATATAAATAAAATATGTTATAATGGTATAAAGTGGGTAATAGGTGGAAGAAATATTTTAAAATATTCAAATGATATATCAAATATTGTATGGAAAGATTGTAATATGGAAGAAACAAATTTTAAAATAAATGATATAAAATGGTGTGGTGAATATTTTGTAGCAGGTGGTAAATATGATGTAAATAAAGGTTTAATGATTTATTCATATGATGGAATAAATTGGAAAAAGGTATATAATAATAATATATTTAATGAAGAAGTATTATCAATAGCAGGTTCTGAATATGTAAAACCAATAGTAAATGAAAAAAATATAATAATTAATAATGTATTAGGAATAGAAAAATTAGAAAAAACAATAAATATAGATAATATTAATACTTCATTAGTAATAAAGAATGAGAATATTTAATAATATAAATTATAGATTATAGATTATAAATTATATATTATAGATTATAGATTATAGATTATAGATTATAGATTATAGATTATAGATTATAGATTACAGAATATTAAATAATATTTTATTTTTTAAGTGCAATATATATTATCAGGAAGTAGTAAATATTTTAATAATTTTTAATATATTATTAAAATATATATATAAATGCCTGAAATATATACATTTAATAATAATAAAGAAAATTGGAAAATAAATGCTTCTGAAATAACATCAATTAGTGGTGATGATTTAAAATTTTATGCTAATGGAAATCAAAATATTGTATTTAATACTGATGGAACAGTAATTATAGATAATCATTTAGATATATTAAATAATGTAAGGACACAAAATGATATAAAATTAGTAAAAGATTTAATACTAGATACATCAAATGTTTCAATTAAAACCCCAAATTCTAATTATGTTATAAAATGCGGCGATGATTTATTAAGTAAATATCTAGATGTATCAAATCAATGGATAGATTTATCAGGACACGGATATAAAATAGATATTATACCAGAAACAAGAAATTCAAAAGTTTTATTAAATTTTAGTGTAACATATAATGTATCAGAAATACAAAATCAAAAGATAAATTTTAGATTAAAAAGATTTGATAATTATACAAATAGCACATATATTGTATCTACAGAAAATGTATTAGGCACAAATTTTGCATTTGGAATTCAAGATAATTATAAATTTATGTATTTAGATGAACCAAATACAGATACAAATATAACTTATTATTTAGAAGTAAGTTGCAATAAATTAACAAATGATATATCAGATACAGCAATTTTAGGTTATGATGATAATAAATATAATAGTATTATAGCATATCAAATTTATATTCCAGATATAAGTAATACTATTACAAAAGCTGCAAAAAAATCAATAGATGTAAGTTTCGCAGATAAAATAAATAATAAAGGTTTATTTAATAATATAGATGCTAGTAAAGTATCAATAGATAATAGTTTTAGTATATCAGAAAGAGGAATAATTAATAATATAATAGATGTAAGTAGTTATATTTATTCTACAACTGGAACAATTAATTTAAGTGGTAATATAATAACTGTTTCTAATGGAATATATAATCTAGGTTCTGAAAGCAAACGGTTTAAAGATGTATATGTTTCAAATAATTCTCTTTATTTTGGAGATTACAGAGTAACAGTAAATGAATCTGGTAAATTACAAATTATGTCAAAAAATTCAGATGATACCGAAGAAAATGTATATATAAATTTTGATTCTATAATTTCAGAAGCATCCTTTGGAAATGTAGAATTAAGTAACAATTTAATAATGTCCAATAATACAAATATTGAATTTTTATCTAATATTGATTTAAGCGTTAATGAAAAATTAAATATCTTAAATGACATAAGTATAAATAATACATTAATATCATTAGCAAATAATATAGATACAATTGTATATAATAATGATCTAAGTATTAATAATATTAATTTAAATAATTCGAATAATTTAATAATTAATGTAAGTAATATAGATATTTCATCTATTGTTACACAAGATTTTATTAATAAAAATGATATATCATTTAATAATGTAACAATAAAACAGAAGTTAGATATATCAAGTTTAAAAATAACAAATTTAATAAATAATGGAACAATTACAAGCGAGGCTATTACAAATTTATTAACTGATTTAAGTGTAAATACAAAAATAGATATATCAAATGGTTCAATAACATTAAATAATAATGATATAAATATTAGCAATTTAAAAACAACAAATTTAACAACAAATGATGCTAGTATTAACAATTTATTATCAAAAGCATCATTAGAAAATGCAAATATTAATAATTTAATAATTAAAAATAATTTAAATGTAAAAGATGTATCCTGTAGTGAAATAGAAACAATTGGAAAATTTTATGTAAATAACATAGAATTAGAAAATAATTTATTAACAATTGAAGCGTCAAATGTAGTTATTGAAGGTAGTTTAATTGTAGATGGTAGTACTATCACAATAGAATCAAATAATATTGAAATAAGTTCTAATCAAATAAAATTAGCATCTAATGAGAGTACACTATTAAATGATTCAGGCATAAAAATATCAAATGATATAGCAAGTATTAAATATACTAATAATGAAATAGAAATTAGTAGTAATTTATTTGAAGTTTTAAAAGATATATCAGCTCAAAATATAACAATTGTAAATAATTTAAATTATTTGGGAACTAATATTCCCAATATAAGTGAAGATATAAGTGGAACTTCTACAGATTTATCATTAACATTAAATGAATTAAGTAATAAAGATGGTAATGTATTAAAATTATCAGGTCCAGTTTCTAAAGAAAAAAAAAATATTTATAATGCGTTTGATGTAAGTAATTTAACAAATAGTTTGAATATTAATGATATAAGTTTTATTAAAAATGAGAATACAAATTCAAATTCATATACATATACTATAAGTTATAATGATTTATCATTTAGTGATATAAGTAGAATATTTTCTACTATAAGTACTACAGGTATAAGTTTAGATATAATAGATAATAAAGTAGTTTTATCATTACCTCAAAGTTTAGAACCAAATACAAATATAGAATTTAGTGGTGTAACTATAACTAATAGTTTATATATAAGTCAACAAGATATAAGTATTGCAAGAGTTAGTGATTTACAAACAAAATTACAAAATATGAAAAATGAAGGTTCATCATCATCAAGTTCACAAATAACATCAAGTAGTAAATTTTCAGTAGATTTAAATTTCAATAATAATGATAATAA